CCATTCTGATGGGCTAAATAATTTCTCAAAATCAATATCCGTAATAGCTCCAATTGGGTCTGATAAAAATGCTTCTGTGGCAACCTCTGTTGTTGCATCTGCTAATGTATATGGCATTGGAGCACTAGCGTTTTCTTTAATTCTATCACCGAATTCTTCTAGAGCTGTTGCTAAATTTTTATCAGTAGCAGCTAATGCTGCCACCTTTGCTATTTCTGATGCTCTAATTCCAAGTCCTTCCGCAACAGCCGCTTTTTGTTCTGGAGTTAATTTAGTTAATGTATCTTTGCTTGTTAAATCTGCAATTAGGTTTGCTGTCTCTTCTGTGATAGTATTGGTAGATGGTTCTTCAGAAGGTTCAGCAGGAGTTGGCTCTGGTTCAGGAGTTGGCTCTTGATCTATATCCGATGGCTGAGGTGAAGGCTCTGGTGAAGGCTCATCAGTGGGCTCTGTCTCAGGAGTTGGATCTGGTGTCGGTTCATCTGTGGTTTCAGAATCTGGAGTTGGAGTGGAATCGTCTGGTTCAGTTTGTTCAGGTGATGGCTCAGGAGAAGGTTCAGGCGTAGGATCAGTTGTTGCATCTGGAGTTGGCTGCGGTTGATTTGCCATAGCAGCAGCTATTGCTGCAGCAACTCTTTGTTGTTCTTCAAATTGCCAAGTTTCATTATATAATTCCCATGCATCATCTATTGCATTATTTAAATTAATAATAGATTGATCATAAGTTGACTGTGTATTATTTTTAGCAGCTAATGCATTTGCTGTATTTGTTACTGCAGTATTATAGGTATTAGTCTTAGTTGTTAATGTTTGACTGTATGTGGTTAATGTAGAATTTGCTGTATTGTATGTAGCAAGCTTAGTATTGTAATCTGTCTGTGCCGTCGCCTGTGCAGTTATTGCTGCATTGTATGCATCAATTTGTGATTGCGTTGCACCTACGCCATAAGAAAATGTATTTAAATTACAACTAAATCCTATACCCCATCCTCCAGTATAAGCACATCCCGCACCAGTCCACCCGCCTGGAATTGACCAGCCAAGGTGATACGAGCCTGGGCCGCCACCGTTATACCACCATATTTCTACATCTAAAGTTTTATCTTGACTAACATCATAAACTGGTGAGTAAGGACTCCATGTCGATCCTTGTTCTACCCAGTTATCAACGGCAAGGTTTCCGTCCACATACATCCTAAAACCATCATCTGTATATCCTGCAAAATATACTGAAGTCCAGTCTGAAGGAACTGTAATTTTTCCAGTAAACTTAACAATGATATCTTCGTAATATCCGCAAACTGGGAGGTTCATTGAATTTGAATTCCATATACCAGTACATATAACAGATCCAGTCACTGCTTGGCTACCATTTCTTAATAAGGTATAAACAGTATATTCCAGTCCCTGATTACCAGCGGATTGAACAGTAGATTGCGTTGTTTGTAGATTTATGTTTGCTATATCTAATACATCTTGAGCATCGTTTTTATCTTCTAAGGCTGTAGCAACTGTTACCGTTTGCCCATCTACTGCTGATTGAGCTGTTGTTTTTTCAGACAATGCTGTTGTTTCTGCTTCTACCGCCTCATTATATGCAGCATATGCGCTATCCCTAGCAGATTTTGATGCTACTGCTGCATCGTATTTGTCTTCTGCTATATCTATTAAGGCTCTAGTATCTGCCTCTTCTGTAAGATTTGTTACCTTTTCGTTTAGTTCTGCTATCTCTTCAGCGGCAACTGAAAGTGGATCATCGCTATAAGCAGGTGTGAGAAATAGCCATCCAAACATTAAAATGAATGCTAATGATAATCTCCATGCTTTAGTCCTAGTCAACTATAACTCCTAAACAAACACTATGTCTGCTTAGTTAATTATATCATTGAACTATTTAGGATTGTCTGTTTTATAAAACCCGTTACCTTTAAACTGTATGCCGAACGGTGTAAAGTGTCTTGTCATATTTGCTTCACACTCTACGCATGTGTATCCTGGATCATTATCATTAATAGATCTATGTACTGACATTGTTGGATGTGCATCATCGTATGAACATTTGTATTCGTATACTGGCATTTTTATCCTTTAATTATAATGAGCAGTTTCGGGACATACTCAGGTCCATCCTGCGGGTAACGGCCCGCTATCTGCGACTTCCCAGTGACGGGGTGCAGATTTCTATTATACCTTACTTGATTTTAATTGCTTTAGGCTTTTTTTCTTCTGGAACAATGCGATCAACATTAATATGTAGCATGCCGTCCTTTAGCTCTGCACCAGATACTTCCATGTATTCACCTAGAGCAAAAGATCTGACGAACTTTCTACCAGCAATACCCTTGTGAACAATTTCTGCATCTGTAACCTCTACAATTTCACCCTTAATGATAAGCGTTCCATCTTCTACTGAAACACTGACATCTTCCTTGGTAAATCCTGCAATAGCAAGCGATAACCTATATGTATCTTCATCTAATTTAAGAAGATCATATGGAGGATATGATTGAGAGTTGATTTTGTGTGCACTATTTAGACGGGCTAGGTCCCTGTTAAAGCCAATAAAAAAAGGATCATTAAATAGATCCATTGCGAATTGTGTTACCATGTTATTCCCCTTTCAAGCGAATAAATTAATATACGGACCCTCTATTGAGCAGTCCGTATACTATTATAGCAAAATATTTATATCTTGTCTATTTCTTCTTAGCCCTTACTTTAGCAAGTGCTTCAAAGTCCTTTACCTTGGTATCCCCTAGGTATCCCCAAGCATATCCATCGGCAATCATTTGTTCATTGACTGATACTTTAGATCCGTCTAGGAATAACCACCCAAGAATACGCCCGTATTTTTCTGATGAGTCCATTTTTTCTGTTTTAATAACAACAGTCTTAGATGCATCAATTGCTTTCTTTAAATACTCTTTAGATTCAAGGCCAAGCGCTTTTTCCATTTTGTCTGTGGTACGGCTTTCAGGAGTATCTATTCCCGCTAACCTAACTCGTGAGCTAAATGAGATATCAAATCCAAGATCAATATCTACATCGATGGTATCTCCGTCTACAACCTTTGTAACCTTTTTAACGTAGTACTCAAACATTACTTAGCCTTCTTAGTTGGCGCTTTCTTAGCCACCTTCTTGACTGGTGCCTTTTTAGCTGTCTTTTTTGCAGGAGCCTTCTTGGCTACCTTCTTTGCTGGAGCTTTCTTGGCTGGTGCTAAAATCTCATCTATGTTTACAGAATAGACATCTTCTTTAACTCCAAAAAAATCCTTAAGCTTTTTTAAAACGTTCATCTTGTTCTCCTTATTTTTTGTACTGCTTATGATTAGTATAGCATTTTTTTATTTGAGCGGATGATGAGAATCGAACTCACCCCTTCTGCTTGGAAGGCAGAGGCACTACCAATATGCAACATCCGCATTGTGCCCTCGGCAGGAATCGAACCTGCGACGCAGACCTTAGAAGAGTCTCGCTCTATCCCCTGAGCTACGAAGGCATAGACTAATCATTTGGAATATCTCGATCCAGATCCATTTCAATCAATCCCATTTCTTTTGCAAGCTTTTGGCCTTCTGGGCTTAAGCTAATAATTGCTTCTAAATCTTCATTGTACTCAATATGGGCAAGACCTTTTTCATACAAATCCATTAAAGACTTATCTACATATTCTATATGTGATTGCCAAAGCTCTGGAGCCAACTCTTTTGCACTATCACTAATTGAATAAATTATTTCTCCGCTTTCATCAACACCTTCAAAACTTACGGCACCTATTTCTAAGTAGTATGCAAGCCTTGCATCATTTGCTTCGTCTTCTGTCATATTGTCTCCCTGTGCAACAAGTAGGACTTGAACCTACGATTACCGAATTATGAGTTCGGGGCTTTAACCAACTAAGCTATTGTTGCCTAGTTGTCTATTATAACGTGCCGTCTTCATTTTTGTCAATAGTTTCTTCTACTATTTGCTGAACATAATCTGAAAAATGTTTTCTTATGTTACCCATTGGCCTGTGGCCAGCGAGTTTCCATATTCTTTTATATTCGATTACATTAGAAAATGTAGTCGGGCAAAGAACTATTCCATTATATTCTTTTAATACAGTGGGTAGTGGTACGTGTTTTCCACAGCACTTACATTCTTTTGCTTTTTCTTGATACGTGCTCATATTATTTGCATCCTGTCCATTGCGTCTTTTAAATTTTCTGGCATTCTCGGAGCCCTAATCATATTATAAGAATTTGTTTCTCCGTCTGCCTCTGTTCCAAAATCATTGTCGTAACTCATTGACTCATAGGTGTGTATATTAACTTCCTGATTGGAATCAAATTTGCTCCTGCTTATTGAATTATAAATTGATCCGCACACTGCGTCCGCCAAGTCCTTAGAGCCTTTTCTTGGGTGGTCAACCTTGTCTCTCATAATTCTAAGCTGGCATAGCTCGTCTATAAGCAATGGTATGTGTGGTCCGACTACTCTTTCTTCGGCAACAACCATTGCCATATCATCGTAATGCTTTTTAGCGACAGATAGAATTTCTGTATTGATGCCGTATTGTTTTAGTTGTTGCATCATATCATGTGAATTCCATCTGTCAAAGGTACATACACGAATTTTAAATCCTCGTGTTTTTAATGAAAGAATATAGTCTTTAACTTCTGTAAAGTCTACAGACTTATCTTTTGTTGGTGTCCAAAATCTTACTGCATCTATCTCAATAATTGGTGCAGGCTGTGAATAGGTATCTGTTACTTTTATGTTAACCCATTTGTTAACGTGAGCCATTGCAACTGCACAGTGGTCATGTTTTTGAGCAAGGTCAACGTGTATAAAGTATTCTTTATCTGGATCTGGTATAAACCATTCTTCTAATCTACCAAAGTTATCTACTGCTAGGTGGGCTTTATTAAAAGCCTTCTCAACCTTTTCTCTTGACTTAAAGAATGCATCAACTGCATCAGGTGGCATACATGCAAAACGTGATAAAGCGTCCGTAGGGTTTGTAAAAAATGCAACCTTAAAGTCATCAATCTTTCTTACTGGATTAACTTCCCAAGTTGGTCTCTTTAAAGCGTATACTCTAGGAATTTTATATGAAAGGATATGGTCTTCCTCCCATTGAATCTCAAACTCATTTCCTACTGTTCCATCTGGTAGATCTTCATCCATCTTAAACCGATGATCACGAACAACTGTTTCAACGTCAGCTACGACGGCATTGTATCTTTGCTGAATATAATCGTTTTTGTATCTGGGGAATGAAAGCAAAATAACTTTGCCGAAGTCTGGAAAACGAGAGTCTACTGATGCACGATACATGTCATATATAGCCGCACCTGTTTTCGCTTGGTCGTGCCCTGTTGTATTTTCAATTGCAAAGCCAGAAATCTCATCTAGGATAACAACGATAACGTTATATCCTTCCCAGGCTTCACGCTCTGAGTGGCCTGAGTGTACTGTTATTGCTTTATCAAACTTAACTTCTGCTGCTTTGTCTGTGTATCTTCCTGCGAACCAAGGGGATTTTTCAATTCTTGTTTTAAATCCTTTAAAGAATACGTTGCTTGCCTGCTGAGAGTTAATAGCAATATTAATGATATCAATGCTATCTCCTGGAGGCTTTCCGTAATATGTGGCTGGGTCTTTTAAGCACAATAGTAAATATACTATATAGGCAACTGCAATTGTTGAGCAGTAATCTTTTCCTGAACCTTTGCCAAGCTGAGCAACTACTTCATTTGCAGTTTGCTTAAATCTTATTCTTCCTTCTTCTTCTCCAAATAATTTAATAAGGGTTGAGTCTTTATAAATTTGCGAGCTTTTTTCGATAAGCGTGTACTGATAGTCGGAAAGTTCTGGAAGCCCAAGGTATTCTGGACTTCTAACAAACGTTTTAAGATCGACTGGTTTTTCATCGAACTCCTCTCCATCAAGCATGTCGATAAGGTCGGTAAACTCAAACGACATCGGCTTCCTCTACTGGTACTGACTCGATTACTCCAGTTATTTGGGATAATCTCTTTGCAACTTCCATCTTACACTTAGGGCATGTTGATGTAGTTTCTTTTAAAATCTTAACAAGAATGTCTTGCTTGCGTTCTGTCTCTGCAATTTGAGATGCAATTTCATTATTTTCAAGTACTCCAATTGATTGAAGCATTGCAATTCTTTTAGTCTCTATGTCTGCAATAAGCTTTAGTGAACCAGACTTAACTGCTAACTGTCCAGATTGATCTGCATCTTCTACGGTCTTCCACGCTTCTTTGATAAGCATGGCATAGTGTTGATCCGCCCCTGAGATGGCTTCTCGGGCACGATCTCTGATGTTGCTATCATTATGGACAACGTCTTTCCAGTCATCGATTAGCTCAAGGACTTCCTTGCGCTGTATTCCTGTAATTGTGGAAATCTGTGTGGGTGTGCTTCCTTTTAGAAGTTCTTCAACTACCCTATTCATTCTGTCAAAACGTTCTGACAATTCTATTTCGCTCATTAATACAGTATACTTTCAGTCGACTAAAATGTCAATCAGAATTAGCCCTGGCAATCTTATATAGGACTAAATATCCAATTAAATCATCAATATCGTTGTCTCCAGCATATCCTTGGTTATTCTTTACCCTATTTAATTTATCATCAATACGAACTTTTAATTGCTCTGTTGAGTCCGCCGTTGAAAATATTCTTGCTGGCTCAAGGGCAGAGTTGCCGTACGAGATATTCTTTTCAATTAACATGTGTGCAATTTCGTGGCATGCTCCCCAGATCTTATTACCTGCAGGTGCGCCTACTGATTTTAAATATAAGTCACTGCAATTAAAATTGTTGACATCTCCAAATACCGCCTTTAGCATTATCTTCTCCTAATTAATTGAAACTGTTCTAGGTATCTCTGTATGGTCATAGCAGAGACTTTACACTCATCGGCAATTTCGGTTACCGTTTTCTTTTGAACTACATATCTTCTATGTAGCCAATCTTTACTTTGATATAACTTCATCGCTCTGTTAGTACTTTGTTAGCATAATGTGCAATACCAAAGCTATCTGCAACGTCAAAATCCACCACATTTAAATTATACTTCCTGTTAAAGTAGTCAGCAGTTCTCTGCTTCCTCATGTTCCTTAATTTGTTTTGATACCAAGAGTCAGCATAGCCTGGGTTAAGTGCTTTTATTGCCTGCTTCTCTTCTTTGGTTGGGTTCTTATTGCCTATGTATGCCTGCCAAGAGGATGGGGCTATTGTAATAACCTTCGCTCCAGTAGACATCAACTCTGCTATAACAACTCCATAAACATATGATAGTTTAATTACAGCATCTGCAGACTTTACAAACACCGCACCTTCAACAACAATATAATCTGATCTTAACTCTTCAAGCATTGAATGCATTTTATTCTTTGCATCGTGTATCTTTTCATATATATCAAGGCCACGCAGTTCAATCTTTCCCCACTTTAATGGGACATCATTTTCCATCAAGCAAAAAGCAATAGAGTTTGTTGAGGCATCTATGCCAAGAACTCTGTCTGCCTGTGTCTTTTTTAAACTAGCTAACGTCATCGATCATCCTAAATAACTTATTTTTATTATCTATGTTAATGCTTTTCTCACAAGTTGAGCATAGCATTGAATTGTTATACCTGCTTAACTGAGCTTTACATTTTGAGCAAGGCCTTGCAGCACCGCCCCTAATGGCTTTTTTTTCGTAATACTTTTCCATAATTCTTCTGTTGGTTGCAACACGGCAACACTCATCTGTACAGTATTTTTGATTGTGCGTCTTAGGCACAAAATCTTTTTTACATTCAGAGTTAGCGCAAATCATATATTAGATACCGAAAACAAATCAATTTCAACAGTGCCTACAGGTCCACCCTTTGCGTAGCACTCCTTCTTAACTGGGCAGTAAGTACAAGGCATCTTTGATTTAGTAGCACCTTCAGGTCTTTTTGGAAGATCCCCATCTTTAAAATTATCCCAGACTTCGCACATCCAGGCAAAGGTCTCCTCGATAATCCTTGTATTCTTTTCGTTCATAGAAATTGGAATAACTAGGATTTCTTGAGTATTCTTATTCTCATACAGAAAGAATCCTTCTTTAGCATTCTTCAGTTTCATGTAGGTAAGAAGTTGTAGCATGTGGTTGTCTGTAGGCTTCATCTCTGATTGTCTGGCATCCCAAACTTCTTGCTTAGCCGTTTTAATTTCACCTATTACTGTCTCGCCATCGTACTCCATAATAAGATCTATAAAGCCTCTGATTGGTGGATACTCATTAATAATTTCTTCTTCTTCCGCTCTCCACTCTGGCATAGTAGAAATAAGCTTCTGTAGTCGCTCATGCGCCTGAGTTCCCTGTGCCATATTAGCAACAGCAACTGCATCGTTATCATCAATAAAGACTGCGCCAGAAAATGCCATGTACCAGTATCTAGGACACTTACCATGACCATAACCAAGTGAGCTTGGACTAAACGACTTCTTGGTCATCTCTCCGTCTGCTCGTTTAGTATTACGATATGACTCATCAAGTAACTGAGCAAACAACTCAGGATCAAAAAACTTTCCTGTGTGCTTTTTAAATTTAAGGTTTCTTACAATTTCTCTAGCCATTACTTGGCACCCATAATTTTTCTTTTCCTTTATTGTGATATCTAGCCATAACAAACAACAGGTCTGATAGACGATTTAAATATTTAGCAATGTTTGGATTTATATTTTCGATCTTCCAAACCTCACGTTCTGCCCTTCTTACAACAGTTCTTGCGTTATGCAAAGGGCCTGTTGGCAAAACAAAAGACCTGAGTGGTTCTAGGTATTCATTGTAATCATCAATTACATTTTCTAAGTATGTCACCCTGTTTTCAGATATTGTTATTGTTGGGGCACCTGCAAGTTCTGCACCGAGATCAAATAAGTCACTTTGAACTCTCTCAATAACATCATTGTACTCATCGGTTGCCATTCCAATAGCAGAGTTTGCCTCATCTACAGCACCTATCGCTTCCATTATAGGGCTAGTCTTAGACACCCTTTCGTTATTAGCGTTAGAAGTTTGCCCATCATCGCCAGTTTTAGTATAAATTTTACTTAGTATTACCATCAGTGACCCCTTAAAGAACGCCAAACATCTACTGCAATTTCATTAACTACAGACAAAGCAACAACTGTTATAAAAAGCTGAGCAATAATTAATACTGGAAAAGATTTATTCTTAACCTTTTCTTCTAATAATTCTACGGCCATCTTACTTCTCCTTTAGTAGAAAATACTAGGCCGAGGTGGTCTCCTGGTTCGACAAAAGTTTCATTAATTCCCTTTTGTGCCCAGCCCCATTCATTTCTTGGAAATGGCAAGACCTGATTCTTTTTTACTAACACGGCCCAATATGCAT